ACCCAAAAGCATCTCGCGCCCCGTGTTTTCAAGCTCGCGGCGTTGTGTCATCCAGCCCCAAACTCTCGACCCAATCGCGACCCAAATGACCCAAAAAGCAAACAGCCGCAGGATGGACAGAAAAACAAGTAATGTTTGACAGCATCGAGCCGCCATCTAAGATGAGCGGGCCGGCAAAAACAACAGCGCGCGCCGGCCGCGCAGATAGGAGCAAACGATCATGACTAAGAACGAACAACGCCAGTTCACCATCGCCCGCAAGCTCGTCGCCGTCGAGATGCCCGACGCCGCCGTGCGCATCATCTCGATCGTCCACCGCAGCGCCCGCCGCCGCGCGACGCAAGCTGCAGCGCTCGCGCTGATCGGCGAGCTCGATCTCGCCAGCCGCGTCACTATGTTCAACGGCTGCCTGGCGCACGTCGACGACGTGCCGGCGGTGCGCTCATGAGCGCCCGCCGCGTGCTCGACGCCATCATCATCACGAGCGTCGGCGTACTGTGCGCCGCCTTCGTGCTCGACGATCTCAGCCTAGGGCTTGGCGCCGCGATTGTCGGCGCCGCCGCCGTGATTCTCGATGACGTTACCCGCAACTAACCGAAAGGACACTAAAACCATGTATACCTTGACTGTATCTCTCTCGACCCTGCGCGCTGCGCGCACGCATTCCGCCAACGGCGACGTGCGCGCCGCAAAGCGCGCCGCGCTGCGGCGCTGGCGGGGGCAGCTATGACCCGCGCCAATAATCGCCCGCCGTGCCGGGGCTGCGACGGGTCCGGCTACGCCTGCGCAGCGATTGACGACGACGGGCGCGCCGTCGACTGCCCTCGGTGCTCGGGCTCGGGGGTGGATCCGCTAGTCGATTTGCTGCGCTCGCTGTTACTGAGCCCCGAGCAAATAGCCGAACGCCAGGGGCGCCTACCATGAGCGCCCTGCGGCGCTGGGCTGCGGGCTGGCGCGCCGACGTGTGGCGCCACTGGGCGCACGTACCGGCGCCGAACTGGGCGTGCAGCCGGCGCAAGCACCCCCTCTCCGTTTATTGGTGACGCATGCCATACCTAACCGATGATGAACAGCGCAAGCTTTGGGAGCCCGACGACGAGCCCTGCGGCCCTGCGGCGCGGGGCTGGGTCGCGCCCGAGATACGCGCCGAGCGGTACGAGCGGGCGCTGCGGGGCATTCTAGCCTGCGCCAGCCCCGAGCCTACAGTGTGGTTGCTGCAGTCGGTCGCGGCCTCGGCGCTCGGATACGACGCGCTCGCCGACGACCTACTGCGGCGCGTTATGGCGCGGAGTAATGCGCCCGAGGGGGCGTCATGACCTGGGCGCTTATTTGTACTTGTATCGCCGTCATCCTAGCGATCGTTTTTGACGATCGCGAGTGACGGGGCTTGCGGCGTCTCGACCATGCGCCGCAGGTCCGACTTACTGAGCGCGAGCATACCGGGCGCGCAAAATAGGTGCTTTTTCGACGAATAATCGCCGCTCGCGATCCGCCCCAGGTCCACCCAGCCGGCCTCACGGAGCGCGTGCAGGAGCGCCGACTGGGGCACCTTGACGCCAGGGGGCATGCTACCGGCGACGCGATCGCATACGGCGTGGAACGGCGAGCCGACGACGCCACGCGCGAACTCGCCCGCACGAGCGCGCATCATCTCGACGAGGTACGACTCGGCTGTGCTCATACCGGCGTCAATCATGATGGCCTTGGCCTCGGTCATGGGAGGCACGGCGCCAGGGTTGAACTTGGACACGTCGTAAGAGGAAAGCCAACAGGCAATTGACTCAAAGCCGCCGGACTTGTACCAGCTCCAAAGCCGCTCGGCGTCAGCCTCGGGCAAGCGCTCGACCTCGGACCAGACAACCATCCAGCGCCGATCGTCGGAAGGCAAACTGATCGCGGCGCGCTCATTTGAGAACGCCAGGACAAACACTCGGTTTAGCGCGTTGTACGGGTGCAAGCCCTTACGATTGACGGGCAAAAGCTCGGGCGGGGCGGCGATAATCGGTTTTAGTTGGTTTTCAAGCGCCCGGCGGTCCTTGGCCTCGGCCTGGCGCAGTTCATTAATAACCATAATCTCAGCTTCGAGCGCGTAGCCCCACTGACTCATCAGCTCTTCGTTGCGCACCAGCGACACGTTTACGTTAAGAGGACCGCCAACAGCCCAAAGGAAGGGCGCCCAGAGCGTATCCTTGCCACTGCCAGGGCGGCCGGCGTGCAGAACGGCGTGATTGATTTTGCGGTTCGGGTGCTGGACCTTGTACGCCATGACGTTGAGCACATGCGCACGCTCGGCGGGGTCCGGCAGCATGCGCTCGGCGTGGGCGAGCCAGGCGGACACGTCGCCGCCACCGCTCACGGCGGGGCGGGCGTTGCGCCAGCGGTTGCCGTACACGAGCCCGCTGCGGGCGACCAGAATGTCCTCGCCTGCGGCGTAGGTCACGCCGATCAGCGAGTGCGCGCCCTTTTCCTGGCGGTGCTCGTCATAGCACACCGACGCCTCGACCACGCGCCCCGAACGGATGGAACGGCACTGGATATGCCGGTAGAGCGCATTGAACGTGCCGCGAGAGATTTCGCGACGCTCAAGCATGTCGAAGTATGCGTCATCATCCTGCAAATAGGCGAAGCGCTCGAACCATTCGCTTTTCGTCAACCGGCCAAGCTCACGCCGGCGGACCTCCTCGATTACGACTTGCGCCGCGTCGGGGAACGCCTCGGTAGGCGTGATCTTGGACAGCGCCGACTCCATGGTCAGCGCCAGCAGGTCATCGCGCAGGCCGTAACCCGCCTTCGGGCCGCCCTCGTCCTCGACCCAGCGCAGGAAGCGCTCGCTGCTCCAATCGCCGCAGTGCTCGTGGAAACAATCATAGGCGCGGTGGACGGAGTGATACCGGCCCTCGGGGTTATGGTCCGAGTGCTCGGCGTGGTTCGGGCACACGACACCCGCCCAGCCCTCGCCGTTCGGCGGGGCGAGCACCAGCCCGCGCTCGGTGAGCCAGGCGAGCACTGGGTCGTTGCCGTCATCCTGCAGCGCGATATGCGCATGCGTCGCCGTATCGGCGGCGGCGGGCGTAACGCCGAGTTGCTGGCAGAGAGAATCCAACAGGAAAAAGCGCTCGGGGTGAAACTCGGCGAGCTGCGCGGCGAAATTTTGCTTGCCTTCTTTCAGATTAATCGAGCCGGGAATGCGGAAGTTACGGACAGCATTAATGGCCCCTCGGTCGGTGTATCCGGCCTCGGCGATCGCCACGATCGCGGCGGTAAACTCGCCCTTTTTGGGCTGCTGGTCGTAGTCGAAGACATAGCCCCACTGGAAATTGCCGGGGCTGGTTTCGATCTTCCACGTGGGCTCAACGGGCGGCGTCTTCGACTTGGTGCCAATGTCATCGAGCACCATGAACGCCACATGCTCGGCGTAACCGGCGCCTGCCGAGAGCTTGCCGTCCTTGAATCGGTCCACGATATACACGGCCGTGTTGGCGTACCACGCGGCTTGCCGCTCCTCGCGGTAACGCTCGGGCAGACAGGGCACCCACGAATACTTCGGCGTACCGTCGCCGTGCAGGGCGGGGCGCCCCTCATAAATCCGGGGCTTCTGCCGGACAATTAAAATTGTCTCGCCTTCGGGGGCGGCCTGTGATAGAAAGTCCACGAACGTTTGCATTGACCTTTAGCTCCTTGAGAGACGATCTCACCTCTGGCCCCGGTCTAACCCACCGGGGCTTTTTATTTGCCATAGCGTTGCATGAACTTGGGTTCCGCTTTCAGCGGGAAGCCGGCAGCCCATTCGGGCGCGGTGCACATCAACGATTCCAACATTTCAGCCACCCTTTCCGCTTCGGCCTCGCGGCACTCCACAACAATTTCGTCGTGCACATGCAGGACAACGTTCAACCCTTGCGCCTGCAACTCACGCAACGCATGTCGCAATAAATCATTGGCCGTGGCCTGCGTGATATTTTCACACGCGAGCCCGCGCCAGAGGCGCGCTCGTGGCCACTCGGTCGCATCTTGCGCCGGTTTCCACGCGGCTTTCAAGTACGATATGCCGTCCTCTTCAAGCCGTGCAAACGGATACGCCAACACGCGACCACTCGGCAGCATGTACCATAAATGCGACTTGTCGTAGAGATACGTCACCCGACCTGCAGAGAACTCGCGACCGGGGTTGCGCATGGCGCGCATATATGCGCCTTCGAGCGACTGCCAGTAGCGCACGGCCCATTGGTTCGCACGGCGCCAGGCATCGACAATGCGCTGCGCGTCGGACTCCTGCATCAAGATGCCGTAGTTGCGGCCCATGGCCGCGAACGCACCGACGCCGCCTGCGAAGCCGAGCGAGAGGATGGCGACCTTGCCGATCTGGCGCTGCTCGTCGGTCACGTCCTGCGGCGTGCAGCGGTAAATCCCTGCGGCTTCACGCTTGTAGATATCTTCGCCCGCACGAAACACGTCGAGCACTTGGTCGGCCTGCGGATCGCTTGCGAGCCAGGGCGTCGCGCGCGCTTCTATCGCTGACCAGTCGGCCACGACGAAAATGTGACCTCGGGCGGGAATGAGAGCTGGTCGCAGCATTCCTCGAAGCACATCTGTAACCCGTTTGCCGTAGGTTGGAACGATACTGTGACCTCGCACCATTGAATGGCGGGCGGCGTCGGCGTCTCTAAGAGTGCGACGCGTGAAATTGTGGACTTGGGCTCCGTAGCTAGAAGCGCGCCCCGTGGCAGCTCCACCAGCAAATACAAACGCTCCTCTGACACGATCGTCCTCCCCAGCTAGTTGGGCCAGCCGTTGGAATTTAGCCACCGACGAGGCCCACAAGTCATCGGCGCATTGGATTACATCCGCCACATGCGGCGGTACTTGCTCTGGGTCACTGATCGCCAGCAAGTTAGCGCGTACAGATTTGTCAATCGACGTTTTCTTCTCGCCGTCTTTGTAAACCGTCATGAGCTTGCGCGCTTCGGGCCCGAGCCGTTCGGCGACCCACTCACGCATGCGCGGGCTGCGCACGGAAGTCAGCGCGCCCTCGGTGATCTCGACGACAAGCGTTTCAATATCTTTGAGTTCCTGCTCGGCGTACACGACAGCGGCCTTGCAGAGCGGCACATCGACGCACACGCCGCGATCGTTGATCTGTTCGTTGACGTGGTAATCGGCCAGTTCCGTGTCCGACAGCTCACGCATGGCGGCGCTCGCCGCACGCATGGTGCGCACGTCCTGCTCGCAGTACGCGACCATCTCGGCCATCAGCTCGGGGTCCGTGCGGAACGTGCCGTCGGCCTTAGGGATGGAGAGCTGGCGGATCAGCGCCGCGCCTCGGTGGTCCTTGCGCATGCTGGCGCCGAGCGCCCGGCCGAGATCCTCAAGGCTACCGGGCAGGCAGTTGGCCCGCGCCTGCGTGGCGGTGCAATAGAACTGCGTCAAGTCGAAGGGCATGTCGAGGACATGCCAGAAAATGAGCCGCTCAAAGGCGGCGTTGTGGGCGCGGATTTGGCCCTTGAACTGGGCCACGCGCTCGGGGAACGGATGCGACGGCAGCCACGTCTGCACCTCGTCGTTGTCGAACGCATACGACATGCAGAGCACCTCGGTGCTTGGATCCCGCGCATAGTTGTATACGCCGCCGGTCCTTAAGCCGTAGCGGCTGCGCGTCTCGAAATCAAGCCACAGGATCATGACTGTCGTGCCTCGTCGATCAGTTCACACAATTCTTGTATCCAATACTGCACAAAACGATGCTGCCGCGCTGTGCGCTCGTGCAGCTCTCGGCGGCGATAGTGGTAGCCGCATACGCGGCCTGGCGTAGTTTCCACGCCGCATATTGGGCATCGGTATCGGGGCAAGATCGGGGGCTTACTCACGACGGCGAGTGGGTGGGGGAACGCCACCGCTTTCAGCCCCCTCTCCTTTAGCCTACGCGCCGACGGCGGCCCGCCGGTGCGGCTGCGGCGGGGGCTTCGTCAGCAGGCGCTTCGCTCGCAACGGCGTCGCCCTCCATCGACACCCAGCGCACGACCTCGAACACCGGCGTGTAGATACGCCCGTAGCTCTTATGCTGGTAGTGCTCCTTGCCCAAACGCACGACGGGCACGGGCTTCGCAGGATCCTTTTCGACCTGCTCGGCAATCGCGACCGCGAGCGCTTGAACGCTGCGCTTACCGCCGACACTCGTCGTGGTGTAGCGCACATCGAGCCCCGTGTCTTCGCCGGTGATGCACTTGAGCCCAAGGCCCACCTGCTTCTCCCAGCCCTTACGCGCCTGCGGCGGGGCGGGCTGCGGTTCGGGCAGCGGCTGCGCGACCGACACCATCGACTCGCCGAGCACTTCGCCATCGCCCCAGGCAATGTAGCCGTGCACGAACGAGAACGGGTTGACCGCCCACTCACTGCTTTCCTCGACTTCCGTTTGATCCGCGCCGTAGACCCAGTGGCCGGTCTTATCCATCTTGAGGATGGCAGAACCGACCGGGCCTACATCGTTCTCAATGCTGCGCAGCGCGGTCGAGAGGGTGGACACTGCCGGCAAGCCGGCTTGACTGAACTTTACGATACCAGACATTTTACGATCTCCTTCACACAAGTTTAGAAAGGGCCGCAGTCAACTGCTGCCCGATTTGTACAACGGCCGGCCGTGGGTCATCCACGGGCGCGATCGTTGTCCCCGAAGACACAGAGTTGCAAATGCCTTCCGGCAACGGCTTCTTCTGTTTCTTCAAGACCTTTTCGATGGCGGCAGGGCTCGCCATCGACTTATCAATGATTTCATCGTCCGACAGGCCAAGCTCACGCAGCACGCGCTGCGCGTCGGCCTCGTCGATCCATTTGCGCACGCCGCGCTTGGCGACGAGTTTATACCCTGGCACGCTGCCGCCTTTCTCAAGCGCCGTGAACGCGAGCGCACGCAAGTCCTTGATCCAATCCTCTAGCAGATCAGCCTTAACCAGCATCTGCCCAAGCTGCGCGGCGTCGAGCTCTTTGACTTGCTTCGCGAGCGCCCGATCGGCCGCGCCCGTCATCTCGGGGCAGATCGGCTTGGCCGCGCACCAGCGGCAGTGATCGCCGACGTGCAGCGGCGCGTTGACCTTATCGGCCTGCTTCAAAGCAAACGCCAGCTCGCGCTCGAACTGGCGCACGCGATCGAAGCTCGTCACCCAGCGCTTGACCGAGGGTGGCTGCACGATGATGCACTCGATTTCTTTGGCGCCGTCAAACACCCACGCCAAGCCCGACGTGCGCATGGCGGCCGCCGTATAGAAGAGCAACTGCGGGTTATCGTCTACTTCGACCGCAACGCCGTCCCCAAATTTCCAATCCAATACAACGGCGCGATCACCAAGACGGCCAATAAGATCACAACTACCAAACACGCCCGGAAGAAAGTCTCCGAAGCTGACATTCTGTTCGACGGCATACTCCAGCGCCTCGTTAGGGTCGATGTCATTAAGCGCCTGCAACGCAGGCACGATCTTGTCTTCAAACAGTTCCTCATCCAAGGTCTGCGCTTCATACGTCATGCCAAGAATGCTGCTGGCGTCGCTGTTCGACCCCAACAAAATAGCCATGGCGTTATGCAGTAACGTGCCTCGGTCGGCATCGGAACTAGAGGGGCGGGGCGGCACCTGCTGGCAGAGCTTGACGCTGCCGGGGCATTTGATGACGCGCTTGGCGGTCGAGCCGCCGACGATAGTGCTATGACTCACAGTGAACTCTCCTTTACGACGTTTGCGCTAGTCTGCCCCCGCGTTTTTACGTTGTCAAGCGTTCATTGATAAATTATGATTTGGCGATGAAAGAGAAAGACATCGAAGCCTATTTGGTCTGGGCCGTCGAGATGCAGGGCGGGGCGGCGTACAAGTTCCGCTCGCCGAGTAATCGCGGCGTTGCGGATCGGATCGTCTGCCTGCCCGACGGGCAGACGTGGTTTGTTGAAATGAAGACGCAGCGCGGGCGCTTGGCGCCGCTGCAAAAGGTGTTTGCTTTCGAGATGGAAACGCTCAAACAGAACTATGTCGTGCTTTGGAGCACGGAGCAGGTCGATGCTTTCATTGCGCGCATATCAAGAAAAGGCCGCTGACTTCCTGTTCGAGCGCGACCGGGCGATGGTGCTCGCGCCGATGGGCGCGGGCAAGACGGCGCTCACGCTGGTTGCCATGCAGGACGCGCTTGCGCAGGGCGTCGTGCGCCGCTGGCTGGTGCTGGCCCCCAAACGCGTTTGCGAGTTGGTATGGCCAGTCGAGCAGGCCAAATGGACGCCTGCGCTGACGCTGGCGGTTGCGCTCGGCTCGCCCGCCGAACGGAACGCGGCGCTGCGCTCGAAGGCGCAGGTTGTGGTGACGAACTACGACAACTTGCAGTGGCTGTCCGAGCAAACGCTCGACTTTGACGGCGTGGTGTTCGATGAACTGACGCGGCTTAAAAACCCCAGCGGCAAGCGCTTCAAGGCGTTCGAGAAGGTCGTCGAGCCCATGACGCTGCGCTGGGGCTTGACGGGATCGTTCACGTCTAACGGGCTTGAAGACGTATTTGGGCAGTGCAAGATCGTGGACCAGGCGCTGCTTGGCCGCAGCAAGGGCGCTTTCTTGCAGCAGTATTTTGTCTGCATCAACCGCGAGTACGGCGAGTGGGCGCCGCGCAAAGGCGCGCTCGAACAGGTTATGGCGCGCCTTAAACCTGCGACCTTTTTGTTGGAGCCTGGCGAGTACAAGGACAAGCTGCCGCCGCTGCACGTCACCGAAGTGCGCTGCGACATGCCAGACCGCGAGCCCTACGAAAAGATGAAGCGCGATTTTTTGTACGACTTTCCCGATGCCCGCGCCATGGCCATGAGCGCCGGGGCTGTGACCAGCAAGCTACAGCAGATGGCGGCGGGGTTCGTTTATATCTCGGACAGCAAGCCCGACCCTGCGCGGCCGGGTAAGTTTGCGACATCGCAAACGCCCGTGTGGTTTTCGAGCCACAAGTTTGAATTGTTGGACGAGGTGCTGGAAGGCAACCAACGCGCCAACACCATCGTCGCGTATACGTTCGTCGAGGAACTGGCCGAGCTACGCCGCCGATACCCCCAGGCGGTGACGATTGATGATCCGCAAGCCGTCGAGCGCTGGAATGCGGGCAAGGTCGAGTTGTTGCTGATACACCCTAAGTCCGCAGGCCACGGCTTGAACTTGCAGCACGGCGGTTGCCGTATGGTATTCCTGTCGCTGCCGTGGTCGCTCGAAGAGTACGAGCAGACTATTGGCCGGCTGCACCGCAGCGGGCAGGCGCACGACGTATGGGTCTACCTGTTGCTTACAAACAACACGATTGACGAGCGCATTTGGGCCGCGTTGCACGATAAACGCGCTCTATCGGATATTGCACTAGAGGAACTGAAATCATGAATTGGCACGAAATCAACGAAGCGTTGCGCAGCATGGGCGAAGAGGAAGTCAAAACGTTACTGCAGCACGAGAAGCGCCGCGAGCGCCCGCGCCCGACGTATCTGATCCGGCTGCACCAGCGGTACTGCGCGCTGCGCGACGCACGCGAACGGCGGGAACTGCTGACCGGGCTTTAGCTTAAAAACAAAGCCCGTTCATCATTGCGCCGTTTCACAAGGCCGGGTAGCACGCGACCCGCCGCCTTGGTCCATTTCATAAATTCTTCGGCGGCGTCTTCTAAATCACCGCGATTGATCTTCATGCGAAGACTGGACCGCTGCAAATTGCCTAGCCCAACATTGAAAGCAAAGCTGACCAGTGCGTCGAATTGGCCTTGATTACTAACGCTACCAGGGCAAAGTCGGGCAACGCCGCGCTCAAATTTCGCAAGGTCTTGAGCAAGGAGAGCATCCACCTCTCCCATCGAGAGGACGCGATCCCAACCCGACGGTATCGGTAAACTTTTACGGTCCTCATATTTCACCCCAATATGAGATGGGTCTATGACATGGCCGACGCCAACGGTCCACAGCAGCGCAGGGCACCGATAAGGGCGCAGTCTCACGCCCTCATGGTGCTTAATCATGCGGATGGCCGCTTCGGATACCTTCACTTTTTGCCAAAAGCCTGCGTACCAAACCAAAAGGCAATGATGCTGCTCAGAATGAGCATTTCGTCTTCAGAGAATACGTTTTCTAGCGCAATCGCAAACGGTACGCCTTGGTTCCACGCGTACCACATACCAGCGATGTTGATGATGACTAGCTCTAGCACAAAGATGTACGTCACCACCGGGCGCACTGAGGCGCGGAGGTTAATCATCCATTGGCTTGCGCCTTTGCCGATCTCTACGTCGTGGCTGTAAAGCGCCTGCCGTTCCTCGGCAGCGGTCTGGGTCTGGATTTGCTCCAGCTTGATCTCTTCGACCCGTGCTTGAGCAATGAAGCCGCGCTCGGCCAGCGCCAACTCGCGTTCTTTCTGAGCAGCGACGAGAGCCAGTTCATGCTTCTTGTCTTGCCGGTCTTGGAAAATTTGCAGAATCTTGGGCAGTCCACCCGCAAGGAACGACAGGAACGTGCTAATCATCGTCATCATTTGCTTGCCCTCACTACGTCATCGCCCTTGGTCACGGTCACATGGTCGCCCTCTACGTCTACACGCATGGGCTGCTCCTTGCGATCCAGTTTGTCCAACTTGGTGATAAGGCTCTTGATGACTTCAAACTCCGGCTTTTCTTCCTTCTCAACCGTGCCTGCGATGCCATTCAGCATGGAGATTAGCGCGGTCAACGAGGCACCCAACAACCCCATCACGGCTGCAATCTTGTCGCTATCCAATGCAAGGCTCGACAAGACTCCGATCACCACGATGATGGTGATATAGGCCAGTCCGTGTTTTCCGATAGCCTTACCCGCCACATCCTTGGCGCTGCTGTTGGCCTCAAGCCGCTGGAGTTCAGCCTTGATCTGTACCTTGAGCAGTTGGATGTCGTCGTTCATTTGATGGCTTCCACCAGCATAGAGGTCATCGTCCCAAGCGCACCCAGCAGGATCACGATGATCGTGCCGCCGACCGTCATTACAAGTTTCTCCAGCCGCTTCAGACGCGCATGGATGGCCTCATAACGCACCGAGCATACGTCGATGTGGCTCGTT